CCCGTACCCTTGAATGAGTTGATCCGCCTTGCGGTGCTCTTGGACGCGGTTGAGGTACAGGTCTTTGACTTCTTGTTTTCCGTGGTATGCAATCATGTTTTTTGGTGTTGATGTTTGAACTGACGAAGCTTTTGCGTTTCGGCGATTTGAAGACGCTCAGCCAGCTGTTCGCACAGGCTTCTGGATTGCGAAAGAATCCAGTCATCTTCCCTATTTCCCCTGTGCGCGTTTTCAACCTGTGATTCCAACAGGGTAGCTAAATCCAACGCCTTTCTAAGTTGGTCGATATTCATGGTGGCCATCAGTGAGAAATTTCTGGAGTACCTGAACCATCGACGATGTGGCTGGCGCCGGCCGAAATCGCACCCCCCGCCCCCCCGGTCTGCGCGGGCCGGTCGATGGCGGGGTCCGGCTGGACCTGGGCGATGCTGCCGGACTCGGGTTGATCAGCTTCCGAGGATGTATGTCCTTCTGTATGCAGAGCTTTCGATGCGTTGATGCGCAATGCATTAGACTCTGCTTCTGGGGACTCCACATCCACAGCGGCGGCGGGCGACACCACTTGGAACCCGGATTGGGCGAGGAAAGCCTCCAGGTCCGCGCGACCGGGCGCCGACCTTTGCTCGATAATTTCGGTCGGCAGACCGGTTAACAGCTGATCCTTATCTACAGCGATTCCCATCACCGTTCCGGCGGCCTTCAGCCACTGAGAAGCGTCCATATCTTTGAGCCCGCTTTGGAGCGCTTCCCGGGTTTCCTCGACGGCCTCGAGGGCGAGTCGGGCAACTGCTTGACGGACTCTCTCCTTGAGTGGTTCGAGGTGTCCTCCGTTGGTAGCAGCGGCATCGATCGCATCTATGGTGTAGTGGTGGACCCCGCAAATCTTCCGGATCTGGCGTCGGCTCATACCCGAGGCGAGGCACGCGAGCACCTGCATCGCCTTCTGCTCATCCTTCGTGCTGATCTTGCCGTTGATGTCCCACTGCTTTCGCCCGAAAAGGCGACGTCCTGCGGCTGTTATGCCTGACTCCAGCTCCTGCTCGGTTTCTAAATCGAAAAGGCCGGGCTGGGCTGCTGCTGCCTGCTGAATGCGTAAAAGGGCGGCGGGATTCATGCGGCGAGTTGGATGGAGGCTTGCTGGGTGAGCTGCGCTCGAAGCAGCGATCGGGCGAATCCGCAGGGGACCGCATTTCCGATCTGGCGCACTTGCTCTTTCACCGTGCCGCTAAACTTGTATCCAGGTGGAAAACCTTGTGCGGCGGCTAACTCATGGGAGCGCAGCATGCGGAAGTGGACTTCTCGACCGTCGAACTGCACGAGTCCGAAACGGTCGTTACAAGTCACTGTTGGAAGAGGCTCTGTGACTTCGCGGGATTTCCCGTTTCCGTAATACTCCACCACGAGAGCAATAGCCCCCGAAGTCGTCACGGTTGGCGCCGGCTGCGACACATGGCGCAGAATTCCCGCGCTATGCTGTGGAAGAAGGTACGCCACACCAAAAGCTCCACCTTTGGCTGTTGTGACCGTTGGAAGCGGATCGAGCGCGGAGAGAGATCGACCACCGTGTTCCATGGCCACAATCACCGGCGATCCACGAAAGCGCGCAAGACCCTCGTTGATTCGCGCCATTGTCTTTGGAGCCAGAGCCTTCTTGCGGTCGCTGATTGCTTTGGTCGGAATGCTCCAGTCGATTACAGCATCGGCAGCACTTCGCCATCGAGGAAGGCCAAACAAGTTGGCATCGGGTGAATGGGTGGCATCAGGCCAGACAATTCGGCGCCGGCCACGAACCGCCTGGACGAATAAGCGTCGCCGAGTGGTCGGATCTCCATAGTCAGCAGCGCACAGAATCTTCCAATCGACCGTGTACCCAATCGCTCGCAATGTCTCAACCCAGGCAAGGAACGTCCTGCGCTTGTTGGCTTGAATTGGTTTCCCGTTAGATCCGAGCGGTCCCCACTCCAGAAACTCAGGCACGTTCTCCACCATCACCACCGAAGGCAGGAGAGCTTCAGCCCAGCGGGTGACACACCACGCGGTTGCGCGGGATTGGTCCAGCATCGGTTTACCGCCACGAGCCCGGGAATGGTGCGTGCATTCAGGGGAGGCCCAGAGCACGTCGAGCTTGCCATCTGAAAACAGGTGGCGAGGGTTGAGCGAATCAACCGAGGCGCAGTAGTGACGGGCCTCGGGATGGTTCGCGCTGTGCGTCTCCACGGCGCGCTCCCAGTGATTTACCGCGGTCAAATCCACGCGATACCCGAGAGATTCAGCGGCTTGCACAGCCCCAGTGGATGTCCCACCCGCTCCGCAAAATAGGTCCGCGATGGTGAGGGTTTTCATACTCCACACATCCCTTCACATTCAGCCATGAAGCCGAGGGTTCCTTGGTCTCCGCGTTCCTCTGCGGTTCGGAAGTCAATTTCCTCAAGCGGGATGCATGACCGGTGCAGGTATTGAAGACTCCTCATCCCATTTCGATGGGCCAAGTTCTGGCTGCGAAGCATTCGATCTATCTCGACGGCCCGCGCGAACTCTGCGGAATTGTTCTTTAGCTTCTGCCATTCAGCATTGCTCTTGTACGGGCAGAAAACGCACGCCGACCTTTCAACGGTGTGAGGAACGCCGTAATCGCTGAGCCACTTAATGCAGTGTCGGCGCGTCATCTCCATTTCGATGAGCGGGAAAAGGGGCTTTGCGTGACCTTTCCTTGGTCCGTCGTTAAATGAACGGGTGACACGACCAGCGCGCCCACATTCCTCCAGAGACAACCCGAACAGTTGATTGACGACGACATTCTTTGGCCATCTTTGGCGCGGCTTAAGTCCCAATATCTCTCGACGTATAGCACCCTCCACGACGTCGACTTTAAAATCAGACGTGCAGCGTCTAGGCATTATTGCGATGACTCCAGTGGATTGGTTGAACGTAAAGGAGGGAATGTTGGAATGCCCTTTCCTATGCGATCTTCCTGTAGTAATCGCATCTCCAAGCCTCCCAGCCGTCCTAACCAGAACGGGGAACGACGGGGCAACCTCTGCGATCAGCCAGTTTAGATGGTCATACACAGCCTTAGGCTCCTCTTGGACATCCGCGAAGATCGCGCAGTCGACAGGCGGAATAATCCCCTTGTGAATCATCAGTGCGACGACTGTGCTCTGCACTCCGGCACCCAGGTTGAGGACTCGATAAGTTCTCACGGCTTCACCTCTTCAATTGGGAATTCAACCAAAGCCTCACCAAACACGTCCTCGTAGTCCTCGTAGTCCTCGGCGTGTCCGTCGCAAAATTGACCGGCTCCGTCCGGCTCGTAGTGGGTTGGGGTGTGTGGGCAAAAAACAGTGCGTGGACGGTCGGCGATAATCCACGAACAGTAGGGGCGTTTCGATAGCAGTTTCACGGCTTCACCTCCTTCAACCAATGATCCAGCCGCACGCCTCTTTCGCCGTGTTCTTCGCCATCCCAGCAAAGGTCGCAAAGCCACTGTGAACACTTCTCGCACCAGTTCAGATCGGAAGCGGGCCAACTGACGTCCTCCCGGCAAATGTGGCACGAGTACAACGCTTCTGGAACGTGCGTAGGTTTTGCGCTCACTTGTCCGCCTCCTTCCACGCTTTGAGCGCATGGCGGTCTGATTTGTGACGCAAACAATCAGCGCAAGTATTTGCCCTTGGCGCGCAACGGCAATCTGTAGTCTCTGGCGTTTTGTCATCCAGCCCTTCGAAGAGTCGCCCTCCAATGTCGCGCAAGGTTTCAATCTTATCCCGCATCTTCCCAACCTCATCCTTCAACCTCATTAAGTATCCAGCTCCATCCAGCATCTCTTCGATCGCGTGCTGAAGCCATTGCTCTGGCGTCAGGTCTTCGCGGTCCATGGTAACGCCGTACTTTGCCAGGCCAAGCGCGTGGCGCTGGCGCAGCATCGAGCAGAGTTGTTCGGTGGTGCTCATTTGATGGGATGCGCCTCCAAATATTGCTCCAGCTCCGACAATCGCCCGCGCAGATCACCACCGCCGAGGCGCACAGAGCCGGGCAGGGAACTGATGATCTCGCGGGCCTTGCGATCGCTTATGTCCCACAGCGCGCCCAGCTGGGCCACGCTGACCAAGTGGATGCGCTGTGTGATCGGCGGCTGCACCACGACTCCGTGAGCAGACAGCACGCGGAGCGCGGCAATCAGATCGGGTATGGTGGTGGTCGGCATGGCGAGTTACACTTTAACGAATTGGATCAGTCGCTTGATCACATCCATGGAGGTGTGCCCATCCCATATGGGCGCACGATCCATCACCCTTGCCTCACAATGCTTGCAGACTGGCCACAACCTTTCTGGAAGATGATATGAGACGACGCCTGTTGGCAGTTCGATGCCGGCGATAAACCACCCAGGCATCTCGGTGCCATCATCGTGCTGACGAGACATCCAAGCGGGGAATATCCCAGCGTGGCACGACAGCAGGCACAAAAACAGGGCGTGCCGATGCTCGTAGAGTTCATCGAACGTATGGTAGCCGTCGGAGATTGGGCCGGTGCGATTTGAGTCGACTTGCATATAAGTTGGTGCCGGTCTTTCCCGGCTGTCATCTCGCTGCGGCGAGAACGGAGTGGTTGAGGTTGAAGCCTGTCTCCCGGCTTTGCCACGCTTGCAAGGGTACGTAGCCAGGGTGACCACTCTTCGGCTTCCAGTGCCGGTCTCTCCCGGCTGTCACGCACTCAGGCATACCACCTGTTCAGCGTTTGATGTCTCAGAGCGGGTTTGGCGATTCGCAAACTATCCCCGAATTTACCCAACCGTGCACGGCTGCGGGGCTTACTGAGATGATTGAATTTCGGATGGCCCGTGTTGCCGCTACAGGCGGCAGTGTGTTACTGAACCCCCATCCACTCTCGTCACCGTTGGTTCACACCCACGGGCCAAAATTGAATCAGGCGCCATAGATCAATCGCGATCTATCCATTGGCTCCTGGTAGTTGTGACGGCACCAATCGCTATCCACGCGATGGTCCACAGAAACGCTGAGCCGACACGGATCGGCAGCAGCCATTCGGTCATTCCGATCGAGCACCAGCCCATTAGGATCAGTGCTGCGATTGTGATGCGGTCATTCATTTTCGATGGCGGGGCTTAGGCAAATGCCGATGATTATTGCGAGGGCGATGACAACAGCGATTCCCGCCATCATGTCCACGCTCACTTGACCCTCCGCATAGAGCCGCCAGCGATCAGCTGGTGGCCGAAAGAAGACTCCGCGCGCGTGATGGACGTGGAGTAAGACGCTCCACTGGATTTATGCTCTGGGGATGACTGGCCGAGTTCATTGCTATGGGGAGGTTGATGACCTGTCGGAGAGGGTCGATCAATTGCGGCTTCAGTCGGCGAGCTTCCATCAGCACGCGCGGAAATTGTGTCGTCGTCGAGCCAGTCGCGGTCCTTGTTCAGGATCTTGCGAAGACCTCGGCCGTATCGGTCGGCCCAGAGCGCGCACACGACGATCAGCGCGCCCGTGAAACAGAAGCCGACGAGTCCAAAAATGATCACTTGACACCTCCGTTCACCCGGTTGAGTTCGCGGGCGAGAATGCGGGATTGAAGATCGTGAACGTCCTCGGCCTTCCGTTCGCGCCAAACCGCCACGCGAGCGGCCAGTGTCGTCCTGGCGTTTGCATCCCCAGTCCGCCAAATCCATCGAAGGCCAGGAACGCAAAAGTTTCGGAAGTATTGCCGCCACTCCTGCTTCTCCCGTTTGCTCGGGTAGTTCTTCACGAACTGTTGGGCGAGACTGTCCGAGATGGACAGCGTCTCAAAGAAGGTCGGCGTCGAGTTGATCGGTGTTGGCATTGGATTCCTTGGTGACGGTTACAGACTGTGAAGCTTGCTCTTCAGCCCGAGGCCTTCGCCGGTCACGGCATCGGATTTGGTCAGTGCGCCAGTCAGACTGTCAGAGCTGGGCGGCATAGCTGCGCCGGTGCCTCGGAACTTGTCGATGGCTCCACTCAGGCTGTCGTGCAGACCCTGGCGGAGATCGAGCTTCGCTTGGTCGCGCATGCCGATCAGTCCCATCTGGGCCCGCGTGGCATCACCCAGGAAACCATCGTCGAGACCGAATTGCTTCAGGGTGTCCATTCGGCCTTGCAGATCCTGCTTGGACACAGGGGCAAACTTCTGGATTAGGCTTGAGTAGGGGTTGTTGTACATATCAGTGGATTTGGTGGGTCTCCTTGAGACGCTTGACCTCACCCGGGATATAGAGGAGCAAGGCCTCACGAACGATGTCGCTCGGGGAGAGCAGTCTCGATTGCGCGAGCTGATCCACTTGCTCCTTCATGTCGACCGGGATGCGGGCTCGGATGCCCGCTGTTAGCCGATTGCGCTTCATCTGTCCCTGTTGTGCTACATTAGGGAACAACTGTCAAGCGGGGTTATGAAATAATGTTGCCGGTTGTGCTCCGTTGTGCCACAAACACGCCCATGTGCAGGTCGAAAAAAGATTCCGACGTAAGAGCGAGAGTGGATAGCCAGACTCGTTTGTCGCTGGAGGTCCTTGCCAATCGGGAACAACTAGAGCTTTCTGATATTCTCCGCAGGGCTATCCGCGAATTCCTTCAACGCCAAATTCCCATCTCAAAATGAGCAAAGACGAAGACATTCGAGCGCGTGTTACGCCTGAAATACGACAACAGCTCGAAGCCATCGCGACTGCTCGCGGTGAGAGTCTGAGCATCATTGTACGCGAAGCGATCAGGCAATACCTTGGAGCCCACCAATCCGCCGTCGACACGGCCGCTTCAATTGCCGAGAAGGCTGCCGTCGAGGTGGCGAGTAAACGCCGAGGGACTGCGAAATCTCCGCGTACATAAATTTCCACGATTCCATCACCACCAGAGCCTCTTCATGTGAAAGATTTGCCACCACGGAACGCACACGATCCCTCAATGAATCCAATTCCTCCTGTGAAAGCATGCCTAGTAGCTAACTCTGGGGATAGGACAACCGCTGTCCTATCGAAACCAAATCGAATGCACATTTGGGCCAGTGGGTTATTCGACCAATTGAAAGCCATTCTGATCCAGTCTTGGAATCAGTTTCCAGCCATCCAACGTTCCAATTTCGCATTTCCCAGTCCATCTGTCGATTCGGGCCATGCCGTTAGAATTAGTTCTCACATCGTATCGGAGCATAATCACCGCTGCTGCCAGCCAGAGTGAGGAGATAACCAGAATTGTCTTGTTCATCAGCACATCAAACCGAATCCGGCGATTGAATCAACTCATGAACGCTCCATCGTTTCAGTTCCACGACAAGCAATACGTGCTGTGTCGACAGCCTCGCGACCGGGAATTGCCCGAGGCTGAACAGGCGACACGTCCCTGGTACATTCGATACCGGCGCCCGGACAATCTGGTCTGGGGATGGAAGCGCATCGGGGCCGCCAGCGAGCGTCCCGCCGACCTGATCGCACGCGCCAAAGCATTCCTGAAGGGGTTGGAAGAGCATCGATCGGGGATCGACCGTTACCTGGACGGGGTTGCAGATCGCCGCGTCACTACGATCAATCAGATTGCGACCCTGTACCAAGCCGCCGGATGTCCTGATCGCAACGGCAATCCTCGCACTGGTGACCGACTCGATGAGCAGACCAAGCACCTGGCAGGAGCGCTGGCATTCTTTGGGGCGCTGTCGCCGCGCGCCATCGGTCCCGCTGACTGCTTGGAGTATCGCACGTGGAAGCGGTCGCATCTGGCCTATCAAGCTTCGGGATCCGTGCATGCCGGCGCCCGGACTTGCGAGCTGGATCTCTCCGCTCTGGCCAACTGCCTCCAGTGGGCGGTCCTGACTCGGCGCCTCGACGTCAATCCGCTCACCAGTCGACCGGCCCTGCGGGATTCCGACGCCATCGAGCATCACCACCGTTACCAACCGGAGAGTGACGAGGAGCTGCACAAGCTGGCGGGTTGGTGCTTCGCCTCGGACTCGTGGGAAACACGCGTCTGCGGCGCCCAGATCCTATTCCACGCCATGACTGGGCTTCGCTCCGGGGAGAGTGCGTGTATGGAATGGCCGGCCGAGAATCGATCCTACAACGCCGCGGGGATGCGTCAGGTCTGCCGCCCCGACGGCGTCGAGGTGGAGTGGCTCCATGTGCGGCGCGAGAAGCGGGGGATAAATCCCGTGGTCCGCGTCCATCTAGCCCTTCGACAATTCCTTGCGGCTTGGCATGCTCACGCGAGCCAACATGTGAAGAGCACTTACATGTTCGCCCAGGCATCCGGGGATCCATCTCCGAGCGATTTCACCCGGACGTTGAATCAAGCCGCCGAAGCCATCGGCAGCCCCAAGAACCGATTCGGGGAGTCGAGGAGGACGGCCCATGCGCTCCGAGGCTACTACGTCAGCGTCCGTCGTGATGCCGGGGTCGCCGACATCATGATTGCCGCCGAGCTGGGGCAGGGCGGGGGAGATCGCCTCATCCGTTCCACCTACGGGGCGCCCGACGCCTTCGCCTCGGGGCGACTGGACTGGATGCCGACGACTGAACCTGCATGGTCGATCCTTTCGAGACCCAGCAACGTGGTTCCAATGCAAGCTGGCCTCTGATTTGGCGCATACAATTTAGCATACACGAACCCACAGCCACCAAAGGATGCCAAAGGATGCTAAAAGATTGGACGGAAGCTCAATTTGGGGTCACAAATCGAACTCCAAAGCGTTTGTCCAACAGGTGGTTGCAGTGCAAGTGATGCGGAATCAGTGAGTTACGCCGACGTGGTGGAATGGCAGACACAGGGGACTTAAAATCAATCTGTGTCTAAAATGCCGACCTTGCGGTGCAGTGAGTTCTGTACAATTTAGCTCCCCGCATACATGGCAGCATACGGGGAGCGAACTGTCCGGAATTCCCGGATGGTTGAATCAGAGCTTCAGACCGTCGGCGGTGGGCTCGATCTTCGTGTTACTGGGATCCTTAGAGTTCGGATACGGATTTGCGATCGATCCTGGAACTTGTTCATTGATGCGCTTCAGATCCATGCCAAGCCACATTACTGCTTCTTGCAGCTTGGTGATGGTGATGGATCGCTCCCTGCTGGAGGGAAGATCCTTGACCCTTTGGATGTTGGCATCGATATCGCGTCTCAGTTCTTTGTTTGAGACGATTTCTTGTTCAGTGGTCATACCTTTGTTCGGTCGTGATAATTACTTCGCCGGAGCGTTGGTCAATACGGTCGGCGCTGACTTGGGCGGGATTGGGATGCCGTACATGCGGGCCGCGATCTCTGCCCCGCGTTCAAACTGTTCCTTCATGGCATTGAACATTTGCATCTGGGATTCCGCCTGCCTCTCGGCGGCTGATATGGCCGCTTCGTTGGCGGTGCTGCGATACTTCTTGATTCGAACCGTGCCGTCGCCGGGATTGACCATTAGATCTTCCCAGGACGTGTCTTTGGGGTTCACAACCGACAACTCATTGGTGCCGACCTTGAATCGGATTTCGGTTGTGACGAGCTTGCGGGCGCTGGTAGCGCATCCGGTCGCCAGAAGAGTGACCAGCCCGAGGGCGGCCAGGAGGTATTTCATGTGGTGTTCATGACGGTGAGGTGGATTCCTAAATCACTTGGGGGCCATCTCGCGGCGCAGGATCTCCTGTTTGGAGGCCTTGGACGGCATACGTTGCAGTCGCTGCTGGAGCAAGTCCTGCCGGGCACGGATAACATCGGGCAGCTTTCGAGCGAGATGCTCCATGGCATACGGCTCCCGGAGTAACACGCGCTCCGCTTGGCTCAATTCGGAGCGGGCAATGGATTCAGCGATGTTGCCGATCGGTTGGCCCCCATTGGCATGACCATCTAAAATGCCGGAGTCAGACCAGCGCTCCAGAAGTGTTCGAACAGCCTGTTGGATTTGAGCCTGATGCTGTTCTATTCCCTGAGTGTTTCTTTGGTCGGTGTCGAAGACACCACGGTTGCTGATCTTGATCCATCGACCCAACGCGTTGGCAATGACCGGCGCCCGTAAAATTTCCTCCATGCTCGTGGTGGGGGGATTATCCAGGGCGATGTTCTGGAATCGATGCAAGGCCCCTCCACCAAAAGCATTCCAAGTATATTTGCCCATCGCCTCGGAAGCAGGCCATCCGCCCGCCTTAAAGGTGGTGCTGTCCATGATGGGCCTCCCGGTGTGGTGATCGATGGGGTTCTGACCCATCAGATATTCCCCCTGGGCTCGTAACGTATCGACGATGGGATTCATGCCCGGCAGCTGGCCGCCGGCAAGGGCCGTGTAACCTTGGCCTCTTCCCGTCATGGTCTTGAACAGGGCGGCGTGCGCTACCTTGAGCGGATCGGGAAGCGGCAATCGGAAATAGGCCACCTTCTGTTTGGACTTATCGGCCCACCCCATCGGAATGCACAGGTAGTTGCTGAGGTCGTAGTCTGGGATGGACGCGTACTTCTCCTTGGCGTCGGGTCCAATGGCTCCGTTGTTGGCGGCTGCCATCAGTGCCGTTGGCACAAGGATTCCAGTGCCCAACTTCAGCCCAAACTGCCCAGGGTTGCGCTTTGCTGAGTTGACGACGGCGCGCACTCCCTGTTTCCACGGATTGTAGAAGAGCATGAAGAAGTCGATCGCCGAGTTGCTTGCGCCTCGCTGGAGGAAGTCCGGGCTGCCCGCGTTCTCCCTGACGATTTCCTGCTTCTCCCACTCTGGCATATTGGGGAATTTCTCGTCCAAGTAGAGCATGCCGATGGCTTTCTGGGTCCGTTCGAGCGTTTGACCAATTCCCAGGTAGCCGTGCCAGATCTTGGCCAATTTCTGCATGCCACTCAACTGGCCGCTCCACAACACTGGATCCATCCCAAACGAAGCCAACTTGATGTTGAATTCGTTGTCGGCGGCGCTCGTAACTCCTCGAGGATCATCGCGAGCCACGACCATCTTGCGGCGGAGCATCTGCTCCGCGACCGGGTTCGACATGTCCCCTTTAACGCTGGCACGCGCTGCTCGAATGGCCGTGGGCAAGTTCTTGGCCCAATACCAAGGAGTCGCCGTGCCTGGCATGGTCAGGAAGAACGTGGCAGTGTCGCGCGTGAAGTTCGCCGCCCAAAATCCAATATTGTACGCGGTAAATATGCCCTTCAAATGGTTGAGCGAATTAATGACGGCGCCCTGCAATCGATTCTGCATTGCCGGTCCACGATTCACACCGTCAGCAACAGCCCTGGGCACGTAGAACGCCTTCACTTGGCCGTCTTCCAGATAAAGAATTGTGCCAACCCGATCCGTTTCCTGCACTACTGGTTCCCAACGGGCGCCATTCCATCGCTTCTCGGCGGGGATGATTTCTGCGGGAGCATCTCGGAGCATCGTGTCAACGATGGCGCGCTTCGCAATGTTGCGATGGGCGGCCGTCATCAGGCTCAACGCCTTCAGGATTGTGGCGGTGGCGGGATTCTTTACTTCCCCCAGCATGCCGATCTGTCGGTAGATGTGGGGCGTGACTGAACTGCCGAAACTCAACTCCAGCTCCCGTTGTATGCCCGTATCGGGAAGATTGCGGACGGCGGCAAACGTCGCGTAATTGACGTTGGAGTCGATCTTGGCCTGCAACTCCTCGGACCACATCCGAGCTTGTTTCATCAGCGGGATGACTTGCTCGGCGTAAGTCTTCCGAAATCCCTGGGCGGCGGCTTCCAGTTGCGCAAATCGGTCCGGTCCAAGCTGACCTTGCATTTCTGCCAGTCGCTCCAGTGAGTTCTTTGCCGTCCATCCTAGCGGGTTGAACATCGAGTGGCGTTCCTCGGCGACCCGCTTGTGGAACATGTACTCGCCCAACCAGTGGAAATCGAGGCTGGCCTGCTTCAGGGCGCCACCGACCCGGGTGTTCACGCGACCTAGGAACAACTCGTGCTCGGCTGCACGGTACAGGAAGTTTCCGATGGCCTCCTTGGTCTTTGGTGTTGTGGCCCGTCGATACACTGGACCGAACTCCCGATCGAAGTGATAGATCACGTTGTCGTACACGTCGGAAGCGCTGGATTTCTTGCGCTCCCACCAGGTCTTTACCGATCGGTCGGCGTCACGTGTCCATGTTTCTCGCAAACGACTCACGCGATCTCGCATGACAGTCCCGGCCGCGATCTGGTCCTGAATCTTGTTGTACTCCGCCATCGCCTCGGGGCGTCGGTCCATCCATCCACGGAAGAGAGCGTACGAAGTGGGCGCGCGCTCAGCCATGGCCGCCGGATTGTTCATGAAGACGGAGAACGCCTCTGCATACATCTCGGCTCCGGTGGCGAAGTAGGGCTCCATCTTATCGGTACCACGCCACCACGCAATCAGCGGCTGCAGCTCTGCTTTGACAGCGTCGAGTTGCACCATGCGGCGCGCCTTCATTTCCTTCTCGAACAGTTCCCGGAATCGCGCCTGCACCTCGGCCTTGGAGGGGGACCTGCCGACCGTTTCGCGGACGGTGCGCTCAATCTTCCGCGTTCCAGTCTGAACCTTTCCGGACACTTGCGACAGCCGCTCATCGAGCATCCCCTTCATGGCTGCCTTCAGAATCTCCGCCTTCACCTTGCCGTCCTGCTTGGCAAACCATTCGTACAGATCCGGCATCCGCTCGCGCGCCTCCATGCCGAGCATGGACTTGACGTCCTCCGGCGTGATCTTCAGCTGCTCATAGATGGGCTCCTCGATGACGATCTTGCGGACCAGCTCTTGCATGGGCCCGACTTCGTCGGTCATCTGCTTCTCGGCTTCGCGGTACAGCCGACTGCGCTCGGCATTGGTGATGGGTCGATCCGGGATCTTGGAGTCCAACGGCAGGGTGTTGCGCAGGTAGTTCTTAAGCGCGGCGATGTGACCGAACAGGTTGCCTCGGCCATGGATGTCCTTGTCTGGTAGCCAATCGACAAGGTGTCCAATCTCGTGCCAGATCACCTTCATGGCGATCTCTGGATTCTGGCGCTTGGCCTTCTCCAGAGCTTGTTCCATCAGGATCTTGAGATGGTCCTTGTAGGCTGCTCGGAATTCCGCATCGGTCTTGGACGTGGCTCTGGCGTACTCCATCGCCCGGTCTCGAATCTCTGCCTTGTGTGCATCCGTAAGGAGTTCGGCGGTCGACGCCAGCATCTCAATGGATGCGTCCTTGCCTTGCGCTTTGAACACTCCAAACGCCCGACCCCGCAATGCCCCAATCTTCTCGACCACCTTAGGGTATTTGCCGCCCAGCAAGTTCTTGGCGAATTCCACCGCTTCCGGCATCTCAGCAGGGAACACACTGAATTGACTGGTCGCCCCGGGCTTTGGCCCTTCACCGATCGGCCCGCCCGGATACGCTCTCGGTGGGGCTGCATGGCTTCGGCTAGGACCAAAGCCCGGAGAGAACAGCTCGGTCTTGTCCTCGGCAAACAGAGGTTGCTGCCCCAAGTCCCCGCGGGTGCCCTCAAAGGGTGCCGCTTGCCGTCTGGCCATCTCTTCTTGCTGCGCCCGACGGGCCTCCTGAGCGGCAATGGATTCCTCGCGGGCTCGCTGTTCCTCTATGCTCTCAGGCTTATCAAAGAATCCGGATTGACCGATATCTTCCGCCCGAAGGAAATCGGGATTTGCTTTGCTGACGTGGGAACCTGCGTCGATGTGGACGGCGCCAGCGTCCTCTGGGCCAAAGCGTTGGATCCCAAACTTGGGGCCGTCCTTAACGGTGACGGAGACCGTGTATCCATCCTGGTCAATTTCCAGATCCTGAACTGTGAACTTGTGCCCTTGGACCGTGAATTCATCCCCTCGAATGAGTGAGTCGATCGGCAATGGCTGCACGTTGGCAGCTTCGGCCTTGGGTCGTTCTCCATTCAGAACCTTCTTCTGAAACTGGATGGCCTGCTTGGACTCGTCCTCGATGGAACGCTCGTCCCGGTAATACGACTTGCGCCATTCCTTGCGCTGCTTGGCGGCATCCTCAAGGGCGTTCTTGAACTGATCCAGTGTGGCGTCCTTGAATCGTTCACCCATGGTGCTGCTGCGCACCAACGCATCGAGAGCCTGGTCGGCGCCTACTCCGCCGCGGCGAAAGTATTGGCGAATGACTCCCGGTGGTTTCCAGCCTGGGGCCAACTCCTCGAGTAGCTTGGGGTCAAACTTGCCGACTTGCGCCTCAATCTCATCGAGGATGTCGGGTGGTCGTTCTGCGTCAGCACGTGCGTACTTCGGCTGCTTTCGCCCGGTCGCCCCTTGGTTAGACTGACCGGGCTCCTGTGCGGGGCGTTCCTCACGCTCCGCCGGCATTTCAGAGCCTATTCGCTCATTGGAGCCGGTGATAGTTCCCTCGACAGGAGCCCTAGTCGGTGGCGTTGGTACAATGGATGGCTCGCTTTGTCGAGCCTCCACCGGTGGTTGAGTTAGCAGCCTTTCTTGCCCTTGCCCTTGCGTTTCATTCTGAAGGTCACCCCCTTTCGGTTGAGTGCTTTGAAGCGACTCTGACGGTGCTTGTTGCGGAAGATCTCTTGCGATCGGCTGATCAGGCTCAACAACGGCTTCGCCGCGAGCCTGGGCGGCGGCACGGTTGATCCACGGCGCCTGTTCGGGATCGACTGTGTACGGCTTGGGTGCTTCTGGGGACGGCGTTATAATGGGTTGGCGCCACAGGTCCCCGCCTTGGATTGGTGCTTTGTCGATTTGGTTCGCCAGTTCGACCGCCATGGACGTCTGCGGGACCGGGTCCAATGCATGTTTGGCGGATCCAGCCGCCATCACAACGCTGGCCAATGTGCCAAGACCAGATTCAACGCCTTGCTGCACGTCTCCAGCCTTGGCGGCCTCGATGGTAGAGCGGACGCCCTGGGGAACATGGGATGCCATGTCTCCCGCAAAGTAGGCGCTGGTCAGGGCCCGGATGGGAGCCGCTGGGCTGCCGCCGGCCATCAACAGCAACGGATTGGCGAGGCCTTCCACGAGGCCGGATCCAGCGTTGACCGCACCCGCTGCAATCTGCTTGGGAATGGTGTCCTGCTTGGCAATGCGAGGAATGGAAACGGACGACTTTGCGTCCATTAGACCGCGGGGTGCCAGACCTTCGATCTGCTGAGCTTTCTGCTCTTCGGTGTATCCGATCAGCGGCGACAGTGCCTCGCGGATGCGCTTGCGCTGCATCGCGGCGATGTCCATTTGGCTGGCTGCTCGAAGTTCTGTGCCGTACTGAGGCTTCACAGATGGGTCTACGCCCACCACTTCAAAGCCCATCTCGTCAACATTGGGTGTGGAAGTGGCAAATTCGAACCCAAGTTTGTCCGCCTTGGGTTCGTCAATGACTTCGAATCCGAGCGCATCCTTCATTTGTATCCTGCCTTCTTCGCTTCCTCTACTCGGTCAGCTGGAACATTGACTCTGCGTCCATCCGGATTGGTCATGACAACGGTGGCCGATTTACCATCGGTCTTCGTAGCGCTGGGTGGCGTGTTGGATTGGCCATTTGATTCCATCCAAGCTTTGTACTGCGCAGGGGTTCCAGTGAACCCAACCTGATCATTAAGAATTCCAGTGCCGGTCTTGATCTTGGGTTCTTGAGTCTTCACCACCGTCACATTCCCGCGGGGGCCAACAACGGCATGCACTCCCGGGATGGGATTCCCTTCAGCGTCTTCAATGGCCATTGCCTTGGTGTTGGCGATGCGTTTCGGGTTGGTTCCGCTCGGCAACGCCTGCTTGCCCATCATGAAGAAACGAGCACCGGTCTCGGGGTCCTCCGAGAATTCTGGCTTCATCGTCTGCTCATCCTGCTTTGGCATGTAATGGAACAGCGCCTGTATCGCCGGGTGCATCAAGGCGATTGGATTCTGCTCGGCTGCATACTTGAAGTTGCCCTGTGGCCCCTCGTATCGCGAGAGAGAGTCTGGGGAAAGGGCCTGCGGAGGACCTTGCGCCCAATCACGCGCAAACATTTGAACGGCACCCTTGAGCGCCTCGTCATCAGCACGTCGCTGGTCTTCGTTCCTTCCTGACCGTTCAAACTGCTTGAGATTGAGACCTAGATATTGATCAGCCCGGGTGTTGTTGGCGGATTGGTTCGCCATCTGTGACTGCTGGAGCTGGCGTTGCATCTGGTCTTGCTCCATTTGCCGCTTGGCAGCTTGGGCGGCGGACTCGGCTTCCAGATCCTTCAACCCCATGGCGTTGAACTCATCCTTCCGATCCGGATTGTACAGGGCCATGACCTTTCGAAGAGAAGCACTTTTCTGGCTGTCTTCCTTGGTCTTCTGGGCGAAGTTTCGAATGTTCTGCCCAAACTGGGCAATTCCTTGCGCCAGCGGGCTGAAATCATATTGCTGTCCAGGTGCGTACGGCATAGGTCAAATCGTGGTCAGTTCAGATCGGTGGACCATGACGGTCTTCATGTCGTGGAGTCGGATGGCTTCCCAGAAATGCAGGAGCCAGGAGACCGCTTTCATTTCAGCAAGTTCCCAGACTTTACCCTCGCGGTCTTTGTAGCCGATGCGTTTAGGGTTGGTGGCGTTCATACCATTCCTTGTGTGTCTTCCAATTTCCTCTGAAGAGTTCGGGGCGTTCGATGGCCATCCGGTGGGATTCGCGCAGCCCGGGGATGTGCGGCTCGACGTACTTGCTCCAAGTGCCGCATTGCAGATGGGCAAAGGCATTCAGTTGCTGTTCGTTGAAATGCTGTCCACCGATGGCGTTGTAGGCAATGGATCCTGTATCTGCGAAGTGAAGTTCGCGCCCGATTGGAAGCCATTGCTGCCTCCATGGTTCAAACAAGGGCGAGAATGGGTTCGGCGGAAGCGTGGCCTTCCACGCGTCAAACGCGTTCCGCGTCGATTCTGGTTTAACCCACAACAGGCACGAGTGAAGGCGTGGCAAATGAATGGCACTGGTGACTGGATTCCGATGCTTTGGCTCAAACATGCCAGCCATGGGCTGATCAAAGCTCCAATCTTCCACACTTTCGTAGAACACCATGTCGGTGTCGCAAAAGACAATGGAGTCACATGGAATCTCCGAGTATTTGGCGATGAACGCATCGTGCGTCTGAATCTTAGATCCATCCCACATACAGCAGCCGGCGTCATCTCCGGATTTCATCACTTCTTCAAGGCACTCCCCAGAGTACCACACATAAACCTGCGAGTTAGGGAATCCAACGCGCAGTGTCTTGAACACCAACGTGCTCATTTCGAACGCGCTTTCGTCGCTCACGTGGGCGCGAATGTAAACACGGGGCTTCACTTCGGATCCCCCTCAATGGTGTGGTGTTCACGCCAGCAAAGAGCCCTCAAAGGGATCGAGATCTGCCTCATCAGTGAATATCCGCCGACTATAAATGCCACCATTCGAACCATGTCGGCTCCGTTGCTGCGAATCACATCCGCCACAGTCCGCTGCCAGCGTTCCTTGGACTTCTCCATTTCCACGGAGTCCTCGTAGTGGCAGGTGATAAGTTGAACTTGAGGCCCAAGTACCACGGAAAATCGCTGGTAAAATGCGGACGAATAAAGATCGTTGGCCCAACGCCCAACCTGGGCGGCTTTGATGGTGGGTTCTTCTCCATCCACCACGTCATCGATCAAGTGGCAATACCGATGCCAGGCATACAGAAAGGCCTTTGCTTCCGGATTGGTTCCGGATGCCAGGTCGATCAGTTCTTCCACGTCGTTCATGCCAGTTGCAAGTCGCATGCTGCCGATGATTTATCGCCGCGCCACGTTTCCCAGTTGGCAAACAGTCCAAACTGACCCGTTGTCACTGCGCCGTGGTCATCGTCTGGCCCAACATGAAACATGCGCCCAACATCCAGCCATCCGAACACTTTGCTCTTGGCATTCAGCGTCCATTGCATTCGGCCGCCTAAGAACACCAGGAGGCTTTCGATGCGCGAATGGCGGTGCATTGGGATCCGCGTGCCCCGCGGGCAGTACCATAATTCCAACTGCCTGTTTCCAGGCATTGGTATGGTCACGCCGTGACAGCCAAAGATGTGCTGAAACTGAATCACAGAGCCGAAAGTCCGCCGGCGACAACGGAGGCGGTTGCGTTCGTCTCGGCAATGTCCGCCGCAGCGCGCCCGTTGTAGTTGGTGTTGAACAAGTCTGCCGAGTAACTGTTGAACGGGTTGAAGTCGGGAGAACCCTTTCCGCCGGCATTCATTTGGCCCGCGCCAAGCAGGTTCTGGGCACCGGCACCGGCTGACGATGGCCGGCCAAGAATTGCCAGGGCAGGGTCGGCTCCCGTGGCGGCATTGATCCCTGCGACCTGTCCGGCGAATCCTTGCCGCTGCTGGCGCAGAGCCTGTCCGCGGTCGCCCATGGCGTAGGCTTCCGTGACGGCATCCGGCATTCCAAAACCAAACCCGTTGGCAGCGGAGCGGGCTCGAACGCTTTGGCTGATGGTATTGGCCAACGACGGATCAAGGCTGGCGCCGGCATCCAGCCCTTGAGTTGCTTCGCGATTCAGCCGTTCGACCAAAACTTGCTGCTGGGGATCGGCGCTTCGAATGGCAGCAACTGCCTGCGGGCCGTATTTCTGCAACGCTTCAACGTCGGCTTGCCGCTGGGAAGCCTGTGTCGAGTTGGCAATCTGCTGAATCCTTGGAGATAACGTCTCCATGGTCTGGAGCAAGCCAGGGGACGTGCCGTTGCCCATCAAGGCTCGATTGACCTGCTGAACCTGCAAATCGGTGTACAGTGGATCAAATTTGGCCCGGTTTGCGTACACGTCTGGAGCCAGGTCGACTTGTGCCTGCAAGCTGTCGCGGCCTTCCTGAGCGAGATTGCGGTCGGGGGGTGCTGAGACGTTCATTTGTCCTTTGCTAAAGCAGATATCTGAAGCCGCGTAATCAGCTTCTTGTTGAGTTGCACGCGTCGACCTTTCCGGTCTGCGATCAATCGAAGCTGCTGCCAGTCGGGGACGCGGGCCTCAAACAATGCAATGATGGTTGCCAAAGCCAAAGGCGACTTGCTGTGCAGCTGATCGAAATAGAAACAATCGCCAGTATCGTCCCAATAACTCCATCGATCATCGATGTCGCCCATGTGCCCTCGCCACCCAATTCCAACCGCCATCACTTCGCCCTTGATTGCAACGATTGCGCACGCTTGCTGAACAATGTGATGCCGAAGCCAATGGCGCATCTTCTGTTCCGGCCAGGACGAAAACACGTCCGGTCGGCTCTCCAAGAGAAACTTGGATACTTCGCTCACCAGTTGATATTCAGGGAGGATCATTATTTGTAGCCGTATCCCTTGATCTTCCAGTTGGCCTCGGTGATGGCGGTACGCACGCCGGTGGATTTATGGGGAAGCTTGATGTTGGTCATGTCGCTGTACCGAACAATTCCAATCACGGTCGCATTCGCGTAGACGGCCGACAGCATGACCTCTTCGTCGCCAGCACCTGGGGATTCCCAACCGGCTCCAATATCCATTTCGTCATCGACTGAATAGCCAATCTCGGCAGATGTGCAGATGAGTACGATCTGGCGTGGCCACGGTGTGGATCCGAGGCCGTGGGTGAATTCCGCCTTGGCGCCCGCTGCTGGAATCGCCGCATAGGCTCCAGAACTGGTGACGTACTTGGACCCGGCGGTTACTGCGGTCACACGGCCGGCGGAGTCCGTCGTCACGCTGGTCGGGTAGGCGTAGGTTCCGGCGGTTCCGGCGGTCTCGCGTCCATAATTGCCCAACAGTTTGAAGTTGGTGCCGTCATAGGCCACCTGCACCAGTGCGCCGCTGGGTAAATCTCCGGACAATGGATCCGATCCGGACACCAGCTTGATCGATTTGGCTCCCAGGCCGTTCACGTTCAGGGTGCATGCGCCTGTGTTCGCGGCGTTGGTCTGAAACACGATGGGCAGTCCCACGATATCAGCCAACCCGAGGCTTTCCCGGACGGTGATGGCGTAGGTGTTGGCCGCACCGGTTGCCACGGCAAAGTTCCAGACCGCAGCCCTGGCATCGTTCAGCATCTGCCAATTCGTGCCGTCGTATGCGACGAGCAGCAATTGGCCGGATTGAATGTCGCCCGCTTGTACATCAGAGCCGTTGAGCTTCTTAATGGATTTGGCTCCCAATCCACTGACATTCAAAGTTGCAGCGCCCGTGTTGGTGAAATTGCTCTTGAGGATCAACCACGTGTTTGCGACCAGCGCCGGGACCGCCGGGGTAGGGGATGCCAAATAGGCGTTGGCGCTTCCGGTGGTCGTGACGGCACAGATCGCCCCCGGTGTGATCTTGAGGTTAGAGACTGCGCCATCCACCAGATCAGCTGTCCCAACGGTTCCGCTTAGGAGCACGCTGGGCAAAGCGCCGGCATTGAGGTCCGCCGTAGTGACGGGCGTACCACTGACGAACGTGTGGCCTCTGGTGACGGTTAAACTGAGTGACATTTGCCGCGTTGCGCGGCCGACGGACTGTTGTGCGGATTCCCGGAAACGAAACTACGGATCGCCGACGATTCTGCAATCTCAAAATCACGCTTGAGCACCATCCCGAGGACTGGCTCCAAACGTTTCGCAAACCACGTCGCGGACTACGATGCGCCCTTGAGTGCCCGTAAATACCAACTGGGTGAATCTGCCGTGCGTCTTGGGTCGGAAGCCGAGATCAATCGTTTGATGCAGCTCGAGTGTGACTCCGTTGGCGCCGGGAAGGATGCCATCGGTTGGTAAGATTACCGCATAGTCTTCGCGATAGGGGTCGTGGAAATCGTCGTTGACGTTGGTATTGATCCAGTCGGCGCGCCCGTATGGTCTTCGGTACTTGGTAGCTGAATAGTTGGCAATGGTCCCAATCGACCTCTCTTCGGACACCCCATCCGCCCGGGCAGTGATGGCGCCCGCCGGCCACCATGTGCTTAGGCGGCATTGAACCTTTCCAAAACGCTTCCTTCCCGGCGCATTGCCGCCGTACCCACGCGTGACCAATTGGGTCTGAACAGAGGTGCTTGTGATGGCGCCGGAAACGTCCCCGGTTTGGTCAAGGTAACCGTCTTCGTACATGACCAAAAATCCATCGACGCTCACAAAGCACAACCGGACCAAGCCAGCAATGGTGAATTTCACCCATTCACGAACCTTGATGCCATTGCCTTGATCGATGCCCGCCCATTTCTGATTGACCGTGTCGTAGACAAGCACCGCATTGTTGACGGTGGATCCGTCGATCGGGACTGCAATGTAGACTCGATTGTCGTGACTGGCCGCGACAGCGCCCGAGGCGTTCTCCCAGTTGATCCGGTCGATCAAGGGTTGGATGTCTCTGGACACCGGCACATCCACGCCCTGCAGCTTATTCTGCTCGGTTTGCTTGATGCTGACAATCCCTCGTCGATGGGCCAGAAACCAAACATCGGATCCGACTTGCACGAAAGAGTTGGGGGCGTTGCAACCGTATTCCGTCGTGATCGCATCCAGGGCGGCGTTGGCGGCTAATTCCGCATTGGTCCCGCCCACGTTGGTGACCACGTATATGGAGGTCTCTTTCGCCGCAATCAGGGTCTGATCGTTGAATCGGTACAGCGCCTTGAGACGATCAGAGGAGCCTTGGTTGATCTTGAAGCTGTTGTAAGCTATGGAACCTTCTAACACGTCGAATACCGTGCCAAAGTCGGAAACGAACACCGTGTCGACGTGTGCGGCGTCCGTGCGTCCATCCACCACAAACAGCCGGTTCTGGAAGTAAATACCCGTGCTGGCCGGTGGGATTGGGATGTTTGCTGGATCGTTGGTTGCCACCGGCAGGGTTTGCCATCCAGCTGACAGGCTGGTGCAGTAGAGTGGGTTCAGATCGGGTCCACGCAACATGACCAACCCATTGTAGGTCTGGATCATGCGAACAGATGACGGAATGGTTTCCCCGGTGGGCAATGCGATCTGCGACGCCAGCACGCCCGGTTTGGCTGCGTACACTCCCCCGTTGGTGGCGATGATCAACCAACTTTCTCCGGAAATGGGATCACTGAAAAGTCCGGCACCGCTGACGTTGGAGTAAGGGAATATCAAACCCGGGTCACTGCCCAAGACATATTTGGAAGCCCAACTGACAATCCGGGTGCCTTGACGCGGTTCCGCCACGCCATTGGTAAACCTGAGATTGATCGCCTCGGAGACTGTGCCGGGTTCCAATTGCCCCGGATCCCGACGCATATCCACGCCCAGGAAGTAAGGATCGCCAGCATCCGCTGGTGCATCGTCTCCTGTGGTGTACTGCCGGTAAAAGGGCATGGCTTAAGTCGGTGGTTGTATCAATGTCACCAAGTTCGCAGGGGAAGCAGGTGGATATTGTCCAACCACGTACTCACCAGGCAGTGGCCAGGATCCGAAAACACTCTTGAGTCGGGCATTGATCATGCCGATGTCGATCCCGGAGATTGTAACCGTACCGGTGCTGTAGAGCTTTCGACCCACGTACTTCCACTGGTGGTAGTGGTTGGCAATCATGTACGCATTCAGCTCCGCTTCTTCGGCTGGGTTGGCCGGCGGAAGTCTGACTGGCTCGTCAGGTGGAGTGTTGCCTCCGGGTGGGATGATCATTTGCGTTCAATGTGGGTTTCACCAGCAACAGTGGATCCGTCCAAAGCGATCCGATTGACAATTCCCTTGGCTTCCAGCCGGTTCCGAATCGCTTCCAAGGTCTTCTGCATTTCTTCAATCGCTTTCTGCTGGGAGTGCGTTTGTTCTTCCAGGCGGATAAGGGATTCACGCGTCTGGGTCAGTTTCGTCTGCAATTCCGAGATGTACGGCACCCCACCAACCCCACCAAAGCCGATCAACCCAAGGATTACGGATAGTTTCCAGTCTTTCTGGGGTTGGGTTTGTGGTGGCATCTTGGGTGGTTGGATTGCGATTGCTGGAGTCATTTCTTGGTCTCTGTCTTGATCCCGGCGCGAAGGGTGGCAAGTCCTATGGATCCAAGAATTCCGATGACTTTCTCATTCACGGGCTTTCCGGTGAAATCACATGTTACCAAGTACAAGGCAGCGGCAGATGCGACTGCGTAGGTGCGCTTTCCCTTTAGGAATTCCAGCAATAGAGAAATATTGTTCATGCAACCGGTTTGATTGGGGTGATTACAGATCGGTGATGTCGATGATTTCGCCATAACTACCAGCTTTCGCGGTGATGGCGGAAGACGAAACTTCGGACGCGAAGCGCAGGCTCAAAACACCGGTAGCGGATAGGGTGATTGTGCCCTCGACGATTGCGTAGTTTCCGGCTGTCAAACTGCTGGCGTTCGCGGATGCTGGTGAATCGTACGCTTGAAGGTTGTTCAGGGTTTCCGTGGTGGCATCAAGACTATATCTGGAAACGTACTGCAAAGCGGATGTGGAAGGACCGTTCAGGCTCCAGCGCGATCCGGTGGTGGTTGCTGCCGAGGTGTAATTGACGAAGAATTTGAACCGGTAGGTTCGACCTGATGTGACGTTGAATGACATCCCGGTCACAGTGGCCATGGTGTTAGCTGACGCGTTGTTGTTGACCACATCAGCCGCGAGCTTAATCCGGCGAACACCAAGATTGTAATTCGCATCCGCCCCCACAGCGACAACGCCCGCTCCAATTACCGTGCCATCCAGACCGTTTGAGGTTCGATCGGTAATCTCACCCGCTTGACCACTGGCCAGATCCGGGTCTAGAAACCAACCAATCCGCTTTACCGTGTTGGACGCATCAAGCAGCCCGGCGCCGGTGGTAGTAGCTACGAACTCAGTGCCAACGTTGGAATTGGCGGCGCCAGCCGTGGTAAAATTTGAAGTAGCCTGGGCAACAATTCGATAGCGTTTGCCTACAGTCAGGGTGCCTGAATTCAAGATTGTAGTTGACCCCCAAACATCAGCCGCACCAACACCGCGGTTGAGCGCGGCAACCTCGGTTGCGCTGAGCGCTCTGTTGGCAACTCGAAAAGACGTGATGGTAGAAGCCCATGGCTGAGACCCAAGGAACACTCCGATATTGTAACGATCCGTCGTGAGACTGTCTCCCCAAGTCGGCGCAGTGCCGTTTAGACCCTCGGCGTACGTGAGGGCAGTTCCGTTCACGTACATTGCCAGATTTGTGCCAGAACGAGTAATCGTCAGATTTACCGGAACACCAGCATAAGAACTCAGCTGAGCGGCCGTGACGTTGGCCACGCGTACATCTCCGCTGGTTGATCCATATCGTAAAAATTGAAGGGTTCCGTCAGTCGCCACATACAATCCGCAACCCAGCACAGCGATGGATCCGTTTGCTGTGGTCATGGTAAAAATGCCCGATTGTGTCGTTGGGTTTACGGAAGGATAGCGAACGCGAACTTGGATTGTGAATGGATCGGTTCCCAATTGCTGAGACAGTCCTCCAATATAGCTGCTTGTTTGAACGCCGTCCCATGAGTACCCGCGATCTTGCTGATCAATTTGAGCTGTTGAAACCGTTGCAACTGGTGGGGCTATTCCAACTTGCTTGGTCCATCGAACCCCATTTCCAACCAAGGCACCGTAATTGTAATTAGGAGTCCGGTCGTAGACGGATGTTCCGGAATTACCAGTCAGATCCAAGTCAACAACCCAGCCAATTCGAGTGAGGGTGTTTGACGCGTCGAGAAGTCCGGAACCAGTTCCAGTGGCAATAAACTCGGTTCCAACACTGTTATTCGCCGCACCGACTGATGTGAAAGAAGATGAGGCCCAGGATGAAATTCGATATCGCCAGCCAATTGTCAGAAGTCCACTGGATTGGTTTGTATTGCTACCCCACATGTCGCTGGGCTTTGGTCCAGATGACAAAGCGGAAACGTCCGCGGCGGATAACTCGCGGTTTGCCACCCTGAACTCGTGAATCAACGAGGGCCAAGGTGCGCCAATGCCTGCCCCAAGATTCCATTTGGTGGTAGGCATTGACGCAGCCCAAGTAGGGGCTGCGCCGGCAGTCGCCGTAGTGTACTCCATTTCACCGCCGTTTAGATAAATCTTTAGCGTGGTGCTGCTCCGGGTAAATGCAAAGTCAACCACCTGACCCATTAAAGGAACATACTTTTCAGGGGGGATCACTGCTACAAATCGGTCGGATTGAGTGCCGGCGTAGAAGATGAAATAGATGTTCTTGTCGCTTGACCAATAGCAGGCAATGCCAGGAAAAGACGATCCGCCAGCGGATGAGCCAAGACTGAACATTGCTGATGTCGCTGCGGGTGGTGTAATCGGGAGCCTGACGCGAGTGTGAATGGTGAATGGATCCGTATTAATAGCGGCCATCGTACCGCTTGCGTATGATCCTGAAATCGCCGTGTCGAACGTGAGTCCAGAATCGGAATCCGGGCGAGACTGCGTAGTCTTCCACCCTGTAGACGTGTCCTGATTTGCAAGCAAGTACAGGAACGTGTTGTCCGAAATGACGCCGGATCCAGCCGTTGCCTTGATTCCAATTTCACCGTCCGCCGAAGGGTTTGTGTATGACGAGTTGAAGAAATTGTGGTTTACCTGAACGTGCTCTGGATTGTAGTTGGCGAATGCGATTGGAGTGCCACCAAGCGAGCTGGCTGCAATTTCCAGTGACGGTTTGTTCTGCCCCGAGAAAGCAAATCGGTTGTTTATGAATCGAACATCATAAGTAGCCCCAACCTTGACAAGATTGTACTGACGAAGTGTGGAAGACCCTGACAAAGTGCTAAAAAATTCCACTGTTGAGAACGCGGAAGACCACCCATGAAACCAGCAGTCTTCGAACGCGATGTTGTTGACCTTTCGTCCAGCGTTCGGGATCTGGCGCGTATCCACATAGACCCCATCACCCAGCGAGAACACCACCTCACACTTTCTAAAGGTAATTCCATTGTGCACGTCTTCAGTGCTAGAGGTTGACGTTTCTTGATTGACAACAGATACGGCTGGCCAGCCTCCTCCGACGTTATTCGTTGCATCGCGCTTCCCGCAAAATCGCACGGATACATTGTCAAAAAGCGACTCTCTAACGCTGGTGTTCAGATAAATTCCAGACCGCTGAAACCTCCAGATGTACACATCCCGAACAACAAAGTAGTCACAATGGTTCAGGTAAATAGCCCCCAAATCAGATATGCGATTGTTCCCCTCAAGGCTTAAGTTGGTGATTAGTGACGGTGCCAGATTGAATTCCGTATCAACTTGGGCGCCTGACAATTCATCAAACGATATCATCCAGCCCGTGGCGCCGGACAAGGCTTTTAGACAGGTGTTCCACGATTGATGACCAGAAAGGGTGACGCCTCGCTTAATGCTGAGATTGGAAATCGTGTTGGTTCCGGACAGCTGAACCTTTCCATAAACAACCGTGTCAATTGCACTTTGAATTGCCAAAGTTGAATCCGCACTTGGGATTCCAATTGCCCCAAACCAAGCGGCTTCCACGTACCCAACAGGATGGATTCTCTTCACTCGACCAACGCCGCTGAGAGGCGCAAACACGGTGCCTAAGTTGGTGGCGGTGGTTGATGTGGCATCGTAAAAAAACTCCCCTCCACCGCCATCATTGATGGCGTTTCTGCCAAGGGTTCTCCAGGTGCCCAGTTTCGATTGAGGGCGGGCCAGCAAAATGTCTAGCGTATCAACCACCTTGGCTGTTTCTTGGCCGTTCAAATGCAAAACAGCCGTCACGGTTACAAAAACCAAAACGATGAGTCGTAGATATCGCATGTCAGGAAATCCGCACATAGCGCCCTGGGTTTCCGGGTAAAATATTGTCGGGCTGCAAGAAATCGATCGCGTCATCCGCGGTGGAATCCGCAGATTTGAAGCGAAACCAACCTTCTGCTCCGTCACCTTCAGCCGTGGCATAAAGCAGGTAAAACATCGCATTGTTTGAATACGTGGTGTTTTCCCTCAAACTCGCTATTCCGGGATATCCATTAAGTCCGGATGCAGATGTCACGATACTCGGCGCCGTGGTAGTTGCATCGTCTCCAGTGACTGCTGTGTAAGCTGAAGATGATGAGTAAATGTCCCCAGTAAATCGATGTGGACGCCGCATCAGCACCAAGAACGGAGAATTGGACGCGTTCGAGGTTCTCGGCTGAATGCCATCCGGAGTCGTGTCGAATGGGATTTCGGCCGCTCCAACATTGATGGTCGGGTCGGTTTGATGCAGTGACACTGCATCCCCGATCGGCGTCTTTCCGCTCTGGGTCCATTCGATCGTTGGAGCAAATTCATTCAAAGCCCCCCAATAGCTGGAACTGGTCGGCAAATTGCCAGTGCTGGCGGTGTGGCACTGGTAATACAGGCCCGTGGTCGAATACTTAACCTGCGAGCCTCTGGCGTAAGCAGTCGTGTTGCTGTATTCGTTGCCGTCGTAGGAGCCTCGGGCAAACGCCCAGTACTGAAGATTGATTGTCCACGCGGTTCCGGATTGAGTGGCTGGCTCGTTTCCAATGGTTCCCTGAATGGCTTGGTAGTAATCGTCGGAACCAATGTGATACACGACATCGCCTGCGCTGTACGTCGTCCCTGAATTGTAGACCGGGGCGTAGCGCCGTTGTTCCGTCAGTTTAAGGTCTGACCAATGGGCGGCTTTCCAGATTTCTTCGAGTGCTTCGCTGATGCAGTCCCGAATGCTGGCGAACTCGGTGCCGTCCAATAAGTCAGGATCCAGTCCGAGCTGACTGGCAACTCGTCGCTGCAAGGTTGAATATGGAACGCGCCTCATGATTTATCGGATCCCAACCGATGAGCGTTGTGATTGAACTCGGCCAATTCTGGAGACTTCCTTGTAAACGGTTTCCTCCAAGATCTGGGCGGCGCCTGCTCTCTCCCCGCGGCGTCGATCGGTTTGACCTTCGCCGGGCAACATCTTCTCGTAAGCCGCCTGGATGATGTAGCGCTCGAACTGCGCTGGAATATCCATGATCCGCCACTTCTCCGAGTTGGTCGCCGGAGACTCACCCGCAGCGGTGTTGCTCACGCATTCGTACCAGTCGCCGTTGTAATAGGCCTGGGAAGCCATTGGCTAGACGTATTGGAACGGACTGGCTTGGATGACAGCATCGGCTGCACCTTGGCGAATGAAGCTGGCCGCGGCCCATTGTTGCTTGGTCCAATAGTCTTGATACCCAGCTGGGTATCGATGGCCAGCGGAGGCTGATGGGGTGCTGCCGTCGAACGTTACCATGATGTCGTTGGTCTGTACCCCAACCAGGACGTGGCTCGTGTTGTTTGGCAGGGTTGCGATAATGGCGCTTGGAAGCACTACGGATGTGGAAATGGTGGCCCTTGCAGTGGCGCCATTGGGGGCAAATCCGGCGGTCTTAAACGTTGCTGCCATAGGTCTTTCTGAATCGGGGGTTGGACGGGGCTGAGTACCCCACTTGAATCTTTGTGCCGGTCTCGGGGACGTGAAACCACTCCCCTCGTTTCTTCAGGAATTCAACGAACTGATCGTCTTGAAATATCTTGTCCCCATGCAGCCGGCGGAAATAACTGACCCAGTACGGATCCATTGCCAAACCGACGGGGCCGATTCCATTCTTGGTTGTGCCGGGCGCAACCGAGTCCCGATACATCTGCGCGATCTTGGCTTGCCTGACTTTCGCCAGCGCCATTTGCGCCGCGTCCTCTCGTTGAAGGGATCGAACGATGGATTGCCGTTGGGACAATGGCAATTGGCTGAGGTCTGCGGTGAAATGCATGGCTTTGAAAGGCCGCCGACCGACTCAACACAATCGATCGACGGCCATTGATTTGGATCAGATCAACTCAGGGGACCCTTGGCTCGGGTCATCATGCTTGTGTCTGTGATGTGGAGAAGGATATGCACTTCGCCAGCGGTGGCTTCGCCGAGCGTCGGGCTGGCGCCGCCGGCGACAGTGAACAGCGCCTTGATGGAGTCGGCAGCCGTGTACGCATACGCGCTATTGGCTGCCTTCTGCGTCACGGGCGTTCCGGCCGATGCAATCTGAGTCTGCGTCAGATGGCGGTTGGTCACGGTTCCGTCGCCGATTTCCACCAAAAGTGAATTGATGGATCCGTCGGAGAACGTGAACGGGGTTGGCAGATAAAGTCCGGAAAACCGAACCGTGCTTCCGGCGGGAAATGTGCCGCTGGTTGGAAGGATTTGCACCGTGCCAGTGGTGCCGGCTCCAAATCCAGTGATATCCGTAGACAATAGCACCACTTTGTGTGTGGCGAACTGGAACTTGTTGTCCGACGGGCTGAGGGGAATGAGTTTCATGATGAAGAGGCTGAAATCTTCGCTTGGGGTTGCGGATTAGCTCGTCGGTTGGTAACGGCCTTCACCCTTGGGGTTGAGGCACTCCAACATGGCAAGGGTTTCGCAAAACGCTTCGTAGCTTCCGCCTTCGTACGGCTTCCGAATCCATGTTGGCTTTCCGCTCTTGCTCTTGGTGGCCTCGCTGCCGGGGCCCCATCGCAATTGCCACATGTTCTGGTGCAGGAAGTATGTGCAATACGCCTTCTCGACCGCGCCGCCATTCAGCGCCACGTTGTACCAACTGATGCCGGGAAGATCGATCGGACCAAAGTCGGACATGTACCGCTCAAAGATGCGGTCGATCGTCTTTCCGTTCTTGCTGTACGTAATACCCGTTGCGACTGCGGTGCCGCCGGGAACCAGCGTGGCCTGCGGGTTGAACAACGGAATGTTGTTGAACGCGCGCTTGGCTTTCTGGCCAGGGAACGCCGTGATTGGATTCTTGCTCTTGGTCACTTGGCCCATGGATTCCAAGATGTCCAAGATGGTGTTCTCGGTGAGGGAAGCGCTGGCCGTAGTGCTGATGGAGGCGGTCGGCGGTCGGAAATCGACCGGCACCGGGTATAGCGATTGCGCCGAGTTGCTGATCCACGAAGCCACGCCACGGGTCTTGTAAGCGGTGGTGGAGCTGCCTTCGACGTGATCCGTGCCTTCAAGAAAAGCGACTTCGATATCGCGGGCCAGCTCTTTGGTGCGTTTCACCATGTCGCGGCCCAGTTCGTCCTCGATGCCGGCGATGTTGGACACATCTTGGTGCAGTCGGGTGACGCTGGAGGTCTTGGTGAAGTACTGGATGAGCGCGATCAGTTTGCCGCGGCCGTCACCGGCGGAGGCAAATCCGCTGACGGGGCGACCGTCAACGTGCGCGTTGAGAACCGGATCTTCGTACTTCTCAGCTTGGTAGTTGTGAAGGACGTTTACCGGCTTGTCCCCGACTGGAAGCCAGTCGAGGAAGGGTGTTTCCATCATCTCGACGTTCGTGATGATGTCTGCCCAATCTTCCTGATTACCGACGATCTGCGAATATTGCAGCATGGTGCTTGGAATTGGCGTTTTGAATCACGCTTGCATCGAGGCTTTAACAGCCGCGCTGGCGTACTTCATAAACCCATCCAACCCTTTCGAACCTCTGAGGTTTGCCCTGGCTTGCTCCAACTCCCCGGGTTTCTCCGGAGGAACAGGGGCCACCCTGGGAACGGACACCGCTGCTGGCGCCTTCGGCAATGGCTTTGCCGCTGATTTGGCTGCTGGCGCTTTCGCACCTTTGGCCATGTCTTGGTATTGCCGCAACCCGAGCGAATAGATTGTGTACTGCTCTAGCCAATCCGGGCGCGATCTCAACGCGGGATACGCTTTGAGAACTTCCTGGATTGTCCCGTGCAACGTGCTGTCTTCATCTTGCAAGTCAGGGACCACCTGAAGTACGCGTTGAATTGCCTGTTGCTCTTGCTGTACGTGATTGATTCGCCGTGGCGCTGACTCCACTGCCGCATTGGCTTTGTCCCGCACTTCTCGCATGTAATCGCGCATCTTCTGCGGCGTCCAAGCCTCGGGATCGCTCCCAAGATTTGCCCCCATGGATCTCAATCTCTGCTCAACCCGTTCGGGGTCGTGCGTGAGATCTTCGATCAGGGTCCGCATGCGCTCGCTGACGGATCTAGCCTGATCTGCAAGCTGATTGATGGCCTGCGGATCGGAAATTCCCTCGTACGGATCCTTCTCACCCTTGGGTGTATCGCGCGTTCCGCCGATTTCAATTTGAGCCTGCAGCTCGCGTTCGCGTTGCTTCAGTTGCTCAACTTGATTTCGGAGTTCCGCTCGTTGCGCCTTGAGTTTCTTTGTCCGTTCAATGGCAGACTTGGGCCATTGTTTGGACTCTGGCTCGGAATCCGTTTCCCGCGCATCGTGCGTTTCTGCCTCTGCGTTGTCCGTTGTCTCGTCGTTCGAATTGGAAAGAGCTGGCTGAGCTTCGTCCGACCCCGTTTCTCCCGCCGGTGATTCTTGAGCGGAAGCTGGTGTCGGATCTGGCGTTGTCGCTTTGGCTGGTTCCGTGGGCTGCCCGGACGACCGGAGCTGCTCGGAGATTCGCTTGGCGATGTCTGCCGTGGTTCGCGGCGTTGAGGCCGGTGGTGCGCTGACATTTGGTGTCGCGGTTGACGCACTGCTCTCCGCGGCTGGCGTCGCGCCAGCGGTAGTTGGATCCATGCTTCAGGCCCGCATGTGGGCAAAAACGGTTCCGAGGTTTCCCAGAGAAGCGCCGGCCACTCGGCCGGCGCCTGGGAATCCGCACAACGAGCACCGTCAGCTCGCGTGTGCGCTTCGCATAAACCACGCGGCCAACCATCGATCAATTGAACTCTGCGTCGCGGTGTACGAATTGAACGTTAGTGAACACTTTCGGTCGTTGTTCACTCGGTTGTGTGAGCCTCTGCATGCAATCGAACCAATTCTTCGCGCAACTCCAACAGAATGCCCATGCGTCCACGGGCTCGATGAACTTCACTGTCTGGGATATTCGGCGCGCAGATGGCGATCTGTTCGATTTGGAGGTTGGTATCCAGAATTCCAAGCAACCCAGTCCAGAGTCGATTGTTCTGGCTGATTCCACGGAGACCGATGATCACATCTGCCCTCGATTGATCTTGTGCCTGCGGATTCATGGCTGGTGTCCTTCCGGAGTGACCCCAATTCGACCAATGGTCTTGTTCTGTTCCTGCTGCACTTGGAATTGGAGCGATTGAACCCACTTGTTGAGCAGTTCACTGAATCGACTCTTGGTCTTGAGAGCCTCTTGGTACGTCGGATTCGCGGCGATGATCTGCTGTCCGTACTGCAACTTGGTTGCTGCGGTCGGATCTTTCTCGGCGTAACGCGCTTCGTTTCCGAGGAACATCTGGGCGATATCAGTTCGGACCGATTCGTACAGTTGCTGACTGGCGGCCTGGCCTGGAAGCATGAGTTCCTTGGCCCAGCGTGGGTTGATGGTGCGCAACTGCAGCTCGACCAATTTGCGGCGGTCAATGGCGCCCGTGGCATCGCTTGGAAGCACTACCTTGGAGACCGCTTCAATCTGCTTTCCGACCAATTCCGGATCCAATTCACGCACGTCAAACTCCAGCTGCACGCGCAAAGCGCCCGGCTTGTCGCGGTATTGTTCAAGCCATCCTTCCGGCGCCGAGGTCGCCTTGCTGAATTCCGCAGACGACATGAAACGCTGAGACAGGGCAACCAGTTGAGCGAAAGCTTGCGTCCACGCCACGAGGAACCCGGACACCATGGAGCTTTGAATCAACTGACTACGCTCCGGTGGAACCTTGTCTGAGCGAATCCCAAAGTAGTTGTCGATTTCGTAATCAATGCGATCGATGGCCACAATGGATTCGTTCAGACCTTGTCCGCTTGGCATGTCCATGAATCGAGGTTCCTTGCCTTGCATTACGGTGTTCTGAACTGCCGGGCCGAATCTAAATTTGGATCCGACCGTCGTCGGATAAACATTGACGGGTGGGAGCACGGTGATGGACGTGCGATCGATCATGGCGTCGAGCAGCGACTTCTTCTCGTTCTGCCGCGTCGTGATGATTTCGGGGATTCCGCGTGAGCTGGTGAATCTCCGGCAGTGGTACTCACGCGCGCCCGCCACGTAGGGATATTCTCCATGTGGGTAGTCGAGCAACTCGTGCTTGGCATACAGTTCGACTCCATTCAGTTGGCAAATGGCAGGATGGATGGTCGTCTTGTAAACGGCGGGGACTCCATCGTCGTCGATACTCTTTCGAACGCAGTGGATGATTTCGATGAAGTCCGTCTTGTTGCCTTGCTCCACGCTCTGGGTGTATTGCACACCGCTGTTGCTGAGGGCTGATCCGGGAATCCCTTCGGGCATTGAGTCGAATGAAATACGGCCCTTGTGCTTGACGGCTTCCTTGATCCAATTCGGATCGTATCCTTCGGTCCGTTCGCGTTCAGACAAAGTGGTTTCTGTCACCCATTCGCGCTGAAACCACACGCGGGAACTTTCCACGTCGGTGGTATCATCTGGCGTGAAGATTTCGTCCCATGGTTTGAGGGCCATGATGGAAGGGCCGTCTTTGGAAACGTAGGGGACTGCGATGGATGTCTGCTGTTTGGTTCGCAACTCCCTCAGAGCACGCCTTAACGTCTTGTCGCTGACCGGCGGAATCTCCACTTCGAAACTCGCTTCGAGGTTCTGACGTGCGTAGGCATCGTAGATAAACTTCAATTGCTGAAGCGCTACGCTCTCGAGTTCGGGTTCGAGCACTGTCTGAGCCAGCGTGCTCAAATCCGGCTGATCCGGCATTGCCTGGCTCAACTGTGCTGCCAGCATCACCAGTTCCTGTAGCGTCACGGTCTGCCTCCGTAACGATAGGCGCTGTTCCCAGGTGGGATGCAGAACAAACCATCCGTAAGTCTGCATGTACTGGGCGGACAACTCTACTTCTCGGGTCAACTGCGAAGTCATCTTCTCGAACACGAAGTACTCGACTAGGCGTGTGCAATACGTGCCGATGTCGTCGTCGGCTGCCTTCTGCTTCGTGGTGGCTCGCCAGAACGCTTCCTTCAGGGTGGCGACCGTTTCGCCGATCAAACGATCGGCTACCATGGGGCGCGTGTCGGATGCGCCTTCCCATGGAAAGGCTTTGATGGATCCGCTGTCGTGTTTGCGGCCGTCGGCGTTCTGTCCGGTCCAGCGACAGAAGCGAATGTCATCGGCGACAACCGGGTAGTTGCGGCGGTTCTTTCCGATTTTGTTCCACTCGTGCTGGAGGGCGGCGATGTCGGGTGTGGTCTCGGCGTGCGAGATTGGGTCTGGCGTGTCCATTGGATTTCGGAGGACACGGGCCGGCGGCGTTTGTGCGGATTCCCGGGTGGTGCTGTACCTCAGCGGCGATTCTCCTGCAACAGCAATTCGATCTGGCGGCGACGGTACTTCGGGCGTTGAAGCCCACCCAGGCGACATTGAATCGATGGATTGGCGACAACAAATCGTGCGAATGTCGCACGGTGCTTTATGTCGAGCATCGACATGGCTGTCTTTGCGCTAACGAGTTCCGGTTCGGTCGGCATTAGTAGGATCCTCCTCCGTTGCTCCCAAAGGTTTGCGGCGCGTAGTACTGGCAACCGTGCTTGGCGGCCATGCGCATGCAGTCAATGGGATCTTTGGTGGCACCATCTTCGCCATCCGCACCCGTCCAGGTGAGGAGCGCAAAGATCAAATTCTTGCAGTCGTTGGTCACAAACATGCGGGGTCCACGTTCAGGCCCGTGGCTCAGCATGTCGTTGATGAAACTGATTCCGATCTCGTCTTTCACTGCGCTGGCGGGTCCCGCTGCGAAGTCCATGCCAGGCACCAAGACGCGGCCGGAGGCGTCTACAGTCGATTCCGCCAACACTTCGAGCAGAGTTTGCTGGCCGTCTTCACCCAATGACTTAATGCCGGCCGGCCGTGGGTCAAGTAACCGCTCGGACACTTCCTCGACGCGTTCACCCCGCATGACGGCGTTGTCCAGATCTGGATGGTTGACCCATCCTTCCGCGCGAAGCACGAGCCGCTTGTAATCGCTGAAGCTTCGTCCGCCGCCGGCTTTCTGGGCGGGACCTTGCCGTCCGTCCGGTTTGTCGCCTGGTACAGCCCATTCACCCACGGTCTGATGGTCTGGCCATTCTCTGTAGAAGAACCAGCGGTTGTTGGCATCAACCAGCAACCAGAGCAAAAACCAATTCCGGCGGCCGTGTGGGTCTCCCAGCAGATACCGCGTGCCGCGTTGAGGAACGCGCTCGGATGAGATGACGTGAATCTTTTTGTCAAACCGCGGGAACACCCGCATGGCGCGCTTGGTTGGCCAACCCCACAGACGCTCCAGGGCAAAGTCCGTGTTGCCGTTCATCGCGCTGGTGATGATCGCCTGACGACCGGTCAGGTACGGATTCATCAGGGTGGGGCATACGATCACATACCGCCCTGCGGCAGATGATTTCAGGACGAAGGGAACATGCCCCGGCTTGCAACCATCGACGTAGTCGCGATTCTCGGGCAGAAGCCACTCCGTAAATTCGTACGTCTCGCGTGGATGCCATGGACTGGGCCAGCGGTAGGTAATATCGCGCACGGGCAATTCTTCCAACACCTCGGCACCGTCGACGTACTCGGCGACTGTCTCGGTAAACCCATTGACCGGCGTGAACGTGGAAATCAGCACGCCATTGGCTTTGTGAACACGGAAGCGTTGGGTTCGTACCAGCTCCACGGGCGGTGGTTCGTCGTTGATGACGAGCTTGGCTTCACCACCTTCGGCGCTCGTCTTGTCTTGTTCCCACCCCTTGTAGGAAAACATGAGGCACTTGCTGCTGTTGGGTAGGACAAACACCATCTCCGAGAATCCCGTGGCAACGCTGTACGAGATCTTTGTCACTCCACCTTGTTTCTTCACTCCTCGCAGGGCAGGGGGCATATATTTGTACATGCTGGGCTGCTGGTAATTGATCGAAGTCTTCTCGTTCTGTGAGAAAGCTCTGGCTTCTGTGCGCGGGCGCTTCATGAGCGTCTCGACAATCAGCTTTCCGCCCATGTCCGTCTTGCCGGATCCGTTTCCACCCAGCATCAGAATATCGTTGGCTTTGTGGGTGACGCCTTGTGGATCGACGTACGTTCCTTCGATCAACTTGCGGAGGATGCGCATGGGTGGCGGCTCCCATCCATTGGACAACGGATCGTGAATCTCGCATTGGATCAAATGCTCGCGCCGATCGTTCCATCCGGAAATGACATCGATGGCGCTCTTGGCTCCGCCGGGATGACGCCCGACGTAATCAAGGATTTCCGCATTGGTCGGCATGTGCTGCGTGGGCCAATTTGTCCACGAAAGGCCTGCGACCTGAAGTTGGTCGGATTGTTCGTTCATCGAGACGGCGTTGTAGATCCAGTTTGATGCAGCGGGCGCAGACCCAATCGTTGTCGAATCTTCGCTCCGCTGGCTTTCCGCAGGCGCACTCTTTGGGTTTGGTCAATCCAGACTGAGCACAAATGCCAACGGATTTCGGCGGTGGCAGTGTTGCCATGCGATCAGATCGCATGCGGCTTCGAGCTGATTGGATTTGGCTGATTGATCCTGAATCCATTGGGTGACTTCGCTTGTTTGGTTGGTGGCATAGGCAATGATTCTGTCCTGCTCGGACTGAAGCCTCGGCTTGATCTGTTTCACAAACCACGCGTTGGGAGGTGGCGTCCGCATGTATCGATCCATTGCCATTTTGATGATCTGGGCTCGGTTGGCTTTGACCCGTTCTATGACATCCGGTGCAGTGTCAGGTGGCAGCTTCGGCACTGCGGAGTCTTTGGTGTGTTCGAATCGGATGAGATCGGCTATTTCCCATTCGGTCATATTTCAAGGCCTTCGACGGACTTGGGTTTGTTGGATTCCTTCTTCCCGTAATCTTCGCTGTATGCGTCCACGAAACGCGTCGTTCTGCGTTGCAGTACGAGTTCGCATGGGCCTGTGGCGCCATTGCGATTCTTCGCGACGGTCATCTGGACAAAGCTCAACTCGCGCTGCCACGAGGCTGGATACTCAACCTTGTTGCCTCCAACTTCCTCTGCGGCCACCAACTTTGGGCCATCGATCCATCCACAATCCTTCTCGTTGTCCTTGTTGGGCTTTGGGGCGTCGGCCTCGTGGTACTGAATCCACTTCATGTCATGGTACGATTTCGGATCCAGCTTGGGTGTCCACAGTAGCCCGATGACATCCGCGTTCTGCGAAATGCGGTCACTCTCGCGGATGTCGCTCATGCGGGGTTCGCGTGGCGTTCGATCCTTCTCGCTGTCGCGATTGAGCTGTGCGAGTGCGACGACAGAGATGTCCAGATCTTTGGCCGTGCGTTTGATCCAATCGGCAACCTCGGCAACCTCTTCTTCGCGACTGGCTCCGCGGCGGGTGCCCCTCATGAGTTGAATGTAATCCACAATTGCCAGGCTGATTCCTCGCTCGCGTTTGGCGCGTCGCACGCTGGCGTAGAAGTCCCGTCCGCTGAGATCCGTTCGATCGTCGACAAACAGTCGATTCTTGTAGGACGACAATTCGCCGTATCCCTTCAGTAGCTTGGGCTCGTCGCTGGCGCTGATGAATCCATTTCGGAGTTTGAGGGTATCGACACGAGCGGTCACACCAACAAATCGATTGAGCAGGCTCTGCCGTCCCATTTCAATCGACCAGAATCCAACACCGTGACCGCAACGGAGCACGTTGACGGCAAGAGTCACTCCAAGGGAAGTCTTGCCCACGCTGGGACGTGCGGCAATGACCACGAGTTCGCCGGGTTGGAGTCCGCACGTCATGTTGTTGAACATGTGCAGATTGGTGTCGAGGCCAGTAATGCTCTGGCGCCCGTTCTTTCGACGCTCAAGCACCGTGACGAATTCCTTCAGATCGTCCGTGATCGGCTTCAGCTTGTCTTCAGATCCGGTGTCATTGATCCGCAGCGCCTCTGCCTGCACTTTGGAAACGACCTCGGCAGCGTCCACGGCCGTCTTGGCTTGCGCTATCGCGTCGTGGCCAAACCGAATGACGTGACGAAGCGTTGCCTTCTCGCAGACGATCTTGACGTAGTAGTCGAGATGCGAAGCTGATGGGACTGAGTCGCCAAGATTGCTGAGGTAGACCAAACCACCAACCTGCTCCAATTCCTGATAGTCTTTCAGGTTGCTCTGCAATGTCAGAAGGTTGATTGGAATCTGCTGTTCCCACATCGATCGCAATCGAGCCCACAGCATCTTGTGCCGGAGGTCATAAAACGCGGTGTCCTCAAACTTTCCAATCTGCTCAGCAGCGGCATCGATGGCGGTCGATGGTTCCAATATGCAGCATCCAAGCACACCTTGTTCTGCTTCGATAGAATGCGGTGGGAGTTCAGGCTCAGGCGTCGGATTGTGACGATGTCGGCGCCTTTGTGGTGCCTGGTGGGTTTGCTCATCCGGCAGTTCTGATGAGGCGGGGAGCGAATCGAATGGGATGTCGTCAATCATGGTTTGGCCTCCATCTGATCCATCTGCTCAAGAACTGCTCTCATGGATTTACGAAATGTCTGACGTTTCGGGTCGAATGGCTCGTACTCGCGGATGCAAATGGTATCTATCTGGCTTGGATCCGCCTGACACGAGAGCATTATTGTCGTTGCGCACCCCTCGCCAAACTCGGCGATTAGCCAATCCAGTTCGGGACTCATTTAACCACCTCCCATGGAGCCCCGTACCCTTGTTTCCCAATCAATCTTCCATCGTCCAATAGGAGGGTGGTTTTGTACGGAAGAATTCCATCGCTTGAGCACAAGTATCCTCGGCACTCCACAACGTCGCGCACAGCGTCCAACAATACGCCTTGGGGGTCGTAGTCGCTGGTAAGAGCCCATCGGTCAGTGTCCGGAATCCGCTTCAGCAATGCCTGCCTGAACTGATCGCGCAATTCATCCACCTCGAATCGTTCTGCCCACCAGTTGGCGGCTTTGTCCTTTATGCTCATGCAAATGGTACGTTCGGGGTTTGATTGTTCTGAGGAGGGTCGATTGGATCACGCTTCGGTCCGACAAAGTGCCAGTGCTGAACCCGGATTTTGGTTTTTGATTTTTTGGCGCCCGTCTCCTTGTCTGCCCAGGTGTCCGTGATGAGGCGGCCCTCGACGAGTGCGGGCGTGCCTTTGCGATGGAATTGCGCGAAGCTCTTAGCCAGCGCACCCCACATCGTGATGCCGACGAATGCGGTCTCCTCTCTTTGCTCGCCAGAGTCCGTGGTGAATTTGTGCGTGTTCGCCAGAGTGGCATTGAGCACGGCAATGTTCGCCGCGGTGTAGGTGATTTCCGGGTCTCTCGTCAGGTTGCCCTGGAACTGGGTCGAGTTGATCATTTTGCCTCCTTCTCGATGCCCAGCATTGCGTCAGCGCTCCACCCTGTGACCGCGCAAATTTTTGCGATAGTGTCGAAGCGTGGAATCCTGCGTCCGCACTCGTAATCGCTGATCATGGATGGGGTTGTACCGCTGATCTTTGCGAGTCCGTACTGAGTGAGACCTGATGTCTCTCGCAGAGACTGAAATCGTTTGGCGATTTCCGCGAAGTCCACCTTCAATGGTCTCTTCCGGGGAATGGTCATGTTGGGGCTTTGGGGTGTATTTTCCATAAGTGTTGATCAAACGGCAGAAGGTTGCGCATGCATTGAGCGTTTAAGCTCAGCAAGCTCGTCGACTAATTTTTGGAAATTGGGAAACTCGGCCTGCTTCCTTGCGACCGATCCGACACCATTGTCCGGATTGCCCGGGTGGTTCTGAAGTGCTTCTTCCAGCTGTCGGACTCGCTGGTATGCGGGCGGTGAATTTGGAGTTCCGCTCGGCGTGCTGGTGCCGTTTCGAGCAGTGCTACGTCGAGCAACCCAAGCGGCCGTAAATCGGCGTGTGATGTCGGACTTCCAATCCCTCGGAAATGGCTTGGTATCGCCGCGGCGCCACGCAATCCAATCGAGAATCCACGCCTCTGGAATTCCTGCCGGTATGCCTCTTGTGTGATCGCCTGGCCATGTCGATGTGAACGCCAGAATCGTCTCATCGCTCGGAATTTCAATGCCAAATCCAGCAGTACTCGTTTGGGGTATGGGTGGAACTTCATCTGCTGGTGGTGCCCCCTTCCATTCCATTATATTCTCTTCTCTTCTCTTCTCTTCTCTTCCGCATATGCCCAATTCTGAAGTCGCTATTAGCGGGATTTCGTTTCCGCTATTAGCGGGATTTCCTGTCTGGCATTGGCTGATTGTGTTGGGGTTGGGTTGTCCCCAGCGCTTTTCTGCACCTCGCGAACCGCGCGCTCTTTTGTCCTGAACCTCAGCTTCTTTTGCCTTTGGATAGAACTCCACCAATAGGTCTTCGCCGACCCATTTCCAGAGCGGGCAGGTTGACGCCAACTGCTCCAGGTTGACGCGGAGTACGATCATGATCTTGTTGGCAGACCACGATTTAACCGAAGGGATCCGCCCGCCATTTTCCGTCGAGCAGCAATAGCGCATCAGCTTAAGCCAGACACCATTCTGCTCGTCCGTGGCATCGAGAAACGCTTCGTGCTCCAGTTGCGCGGTGGGGATGTTGATATAGGTCATGGGAGGATGGTTTTTGGTGAATCACCAAACGCCTGGGCGGCGTGGATAGCGGGCGGGTTTGTGGTCCTCGTGGTCTTCAGGTCCGAGATATCGAAAGGTCATGTACGGCTCGGCCGCGACCTTGATGCGCATTTTCGGAAGAAATAGACTGGCTGTGTTTCCGGGCACACGCACCACGATGATGGCGTTGGCCTCGTCGGTGCAGAGCAGTCGTCCAGATTGAATCCGAGTGACGACTACGATCTTCCTTGGGGCTGCTTGTTGCGCAGCGATGCCTATTTCGAGCGCGAGTTTGTCGGAGGCCTCTTTCGACCAAGCGACGATTCCGCCCGATTGGCGGTGCCAATCCTTTCCACGCTGGCCCCGTTTGGCTCGCAAGAACTCGACGGACACACCAATCGAGTTCGCGAGGTCAATCTCTGGAATGAGGTCACTCATGCGGCGCGCAGAAGCTCCAGCAGTTTTTCGGATTGTCTGATGATCGCTGCTTGCTCGGCGGCGGCGTAGGCGGCGGCGTAGGCGGCGGCGGCGTAGGCGGCGGCGTAGGCGGCGTCGGCGTAGGCGGCGGCGGCGGCGGCGTAGGCGGCGGCGGCGCAGGCGGCGTAGGCGGCGGCGGCGGCGTAGGCGGCGTAGGCGGCCTGACGGGCACTCTTCCACTCGGTAATCGAGGGTTCGTCGCCCGCAATGCGGCGCTGATAAAGGTTCGCAACAGCCTGAATGGGCGCGGCGTTTTTCGCAAATTTCACCACCCCATCAGCGGGATCGACCAACAACCAGATGGCAAACTTGGGCCACACCATCGACAGGTCTGCACCTGGGCGAATGGCTGCTAGAAACTGCTCGGGCCAAAGTCGCGCGTTTTCTTTCGGGAGTCGCTCGAACAAGTGTTCTTCGAGATGCGCAAGAACTACCGGGACTCCCAATTCTGATTCATAGTTGGAGTGTTTTCCGCTGTGTAGAGTGCAGCCAACCGCGCAGCCTTTTCCGTCTTCCCAATACCCGTACCCTTGAATGAGTTGATCCGCCTTGCGGTGCTCTTGGACGCGGTTGAGGTACAGGTCTTTGACTTCTTGTTTTCCGTGGTATGCAATCATGTTTTTTGGTGTTGATGTTTGAACTGA